GTAAGCGATTCCGTTATCAGAAGTTACTAGGGCACTGGTAACGACCTTGCCCAATCCATAGTCGCCAATTTGTTGAGCGGTCACCGTGTACGCGATATCAGTGGTTAGGTTAGATTCCGTTCCCTCGGCAATTTCTGCCTTGAGAGGAATGTTCGTTCCGTCGCTGCATGTCAGAGATCCACATACTGTATTAGTTGCCATAAATAATCACCTCAGAGCTTAATGCCGACTCCTAACGGCTTGAAAATGTTGCGATTTACGTTGGCTATAGGAGCGCGAAGCAATTTCTTGCCGACCTTGAAGCCGATACTGACACCGACGCTCTGCAGGACAAGTGATTGCCAGTTGTTGGTCAGGTTTGCCTGAGCGACTGCCATACTAACAGTTGGAGATGTGATGACTTCTCGCAGGGTGATCTTGTCTGCGCCAGTGGAAGCAGCATATCCAGTCAATGCTTGATCGTAAACTCCAGAATAAGTTGCAGTTGGCCCGAGCTTTAGATTGTCCTTCCCAGTTACGAAGTCATACGCATCCGTTCCAAAAATTTGAGTGGTTGCGATGTTTGCATAGGCGAGAGATTCCGCCACGTTCAGGAGCTTGATTCCAGAGGATCGTCGGCGTCTTGATTTCTTTCGGCGGCGTGCCATATCTTCGTTGGGGGGTCTGTTGGTCTATCAACCTTGATGTTCAGTTTAACCTTCACTTTGAGTAAATAGACCCGCTTCATCTCTATTTGGTGTGACTAGAGTTTTTTTCCCGACATTATCTCGGATCATCTCCATCAGGAACATCTGCATAGGGTTTGGAGGTTCAATATCTGCCAAAGGATGATCGGAAACGACTTTCTGGATCGCTAGAGCTAAATTTTGGTCTAGTTCGTTCACTATTTCTTCCATTTCTCTGCGTAACCACCATGCAAACGCCCCCAGAGCTGCATAAATCGCTAACACACACGCGCCCGCGAGTACGATGCTCTCCATCATACCCACACCGACCCCGCAACGGGACTTAATCCTCTTGTTTGGCTCCCCACCCACCCAACCACTGCTTGTCACCGTTATTAGTGATTGTTTAGGGATCGCAACCTATACCTCCGGGAATAATGGGGACCTCTTAGAAGCAGACTGCGCCGCTTTGAATTGTGGGGAGTTATTATAGTCCATGAGATGTCCGCTTGATTCATGAAACGGGGCATCTGGAGGTGTTGGAAGTGCAAACGCCACTGGGTGTACAACGTCGAGGATCGTATTGAGAGCCTCGACAAGATCTGCCACAAGTGCGGCCGTAGGAATAGAGCTACGATCTGGAGGAAGCCGGGGCGACGAGGTAGGCACCAGAAGACGATCGTAATGGGTCGACCGTCGTATATGCCTCTGCACGCGCTCGATCAAGAAGCGAAGCGACGCAACGCAGCGATGGGTAGGCCGAGGAAACAGGAAGGCTTCACGCGGGCATCAGAGCTAGAAGAATTCAGGGTGAGGAAAGAATGAGTTGTATTTGTGAAATAGTTGGGATGAAGATTTGTCTAAAGTGTCTGAATGAAATGAGGCCAAAATATGAGTTATGCGGCTATGTATGGGTGAGGAAGGAATGAAGAAAGAAGTATTGATCGATTGGTTGGAAAACGGAATGCCATGCTTAGCGTGTGGTGAAAGGACAGAGATGGAATTCATATTCAATGGAGACCACACCAAACTGATAATGAAAGGCGAGTGTGATCCATGTTCGGTATCTCCTATAGGCAAAAATCCGATGATGTTGATAATGGAGTGATTGAATGACTGACGATGATGATTGGTTCTCTATCGATCCTAGAGCTTGGATCGATTACGGCGCAGACGTTTTGATTTATGATGAACAAGAACAAATGGTTCGAGAGATCGAGTGGGTGGATGAAGACCCACAGTTCGAGGGAGTGCCAGAGGACTTTCACCTCCATATCATCGACATTTGCCTCATTTGTGGCAATCCTGTCGAATCTTGCGTGTGTGAAATGCCTAGACTCCAGAAAACCTCCAATGGCTGCGATCTAACAGCAACCGAGGGAGAGAGGATGGATTACCTTCGGGACATTCAAGGAAGCCCTTGAGCGGCTTCTGTGAGGGTGCTTTTTTTCCTCAGACGAAATTCCCGAAGAATCCGCCCCAGTTTGGATTCATCAGGTTGTACCATGCCGCGCCAAGGGTTGTTGGCTTTGGTCGGTCTTCCCCTTCTGGGGTTGCTTGGGCCTGCGCTCTGTATGCGTTATACTCGGCCGCCTGATCTGCCAACCACTCAAGACCTTCAGGAACATCGGCGATTGTTGGCAGCCATTCGATGTCCTTTCCGAATAGTTCAACGATTGTTGCTAGAACGTACATCGCCGAGACGTCAGACATTAGAGCGACAAGTGGTGTTGAGATTCTGTTCACTTGGTAGGCAGCAACCGCACCAGACAGGAGTTCACGATCTGCGCGTCCGAGGACGATTTCATGACGGACCACAGTATCGGGTTTCACCTTCGGCATTCCCATCACTCAGGAGGTTGCGGCCAGTTGTCAGCGGCGGAGTTTGCATCAGGATGGTTCTGAGGGAGATCTCGAAGAGCTTGGCGGTAGTCCTTCCACGCTTGCGACATGGTGCGATCCTTGACGGCTGTCCAGTCTGAATCCGCTAGAGATGCGTTTCTGGCTTGACGGACCTCGGCCCAAGTCACATCACGAACATGCACGATATCCTCGCGGTCATCGGCAAAGTGTTCAGTGATTGTTCTAAGCATACTTGAAACTCCATACGGGGGAATTGCTGCTGAGTCCGGTTAAATTTGAATCTGTAACAGTTGAGGGCAGGTCATAGTTTGTTCCGCCGTTGTTATACATCAGCGTATAACCAGTTCCGGGGTAATGAGTGAAGCCTAGTTCGAGATAGAGTGTTGAGGCTGCGTGAGAGATGGCTGGCTTTGTTGATCCTTCAGGAGCGAACGCGATCCAATAGGTATCGCCAGCGGTCAGAGTGGGGGTAGTTGTCCATGAACTCGAGGTGTAGAGATCACCACCACCGTTGACATCCATTGAGATTGCACCGACTAAGGTCCCGGGCAACCCGTTCGTTGTTGAATAGATGGCAACCTTACAATCATCCTTCGAGGTATTGGTCGTGGAGGTTCGGAGTGTGAAATCACCCATTGCCCCCGACTTAGGCGCAACAAAGCGCATGAACACCGCCTTGTCCTCCATAGTGGCGGAAGCCACAGCATCACCAAAGGTACGATCTCTTCCCCACGGAACGAACCGATTTATGGAGGTGAGTTGTGAAGCGTCGATAGGTTCCAGAGCGTATTGAGTAGCACTGGCCGACGTTAACAACCCGTTCCATTCACCCTTGACACTTAGACGAGCGAGATTAACCAAAACGAGACGGCGCAACTCATCCTCATTCATTTCCTCGATGTTCAGAGTCTGTCCTGTTCCTTGGAGAGTAGCGAACGCTAAGTTCTCGAGGTCTAGGTTCTGCAATAGAGGGTACACTCGATCAGATCGTGTAGCATCTGGAAGACTCACAGTAACCCCGCCCACTCTTGTTTGCACGTTAGGCGCGCGAGATTAACCAAAACGAGGCGACGGAGCTCGTCCTCGTTGAGCTCTTCCACGCTCAAAGGATTCCCAACCGCAGCTATCTCTGCTTGAGTTAGTGAATTAGGAGCTTCAGAGTCCAGAGTTTTGACCTTCAGGATCTTGTAAACCCGGGGGGATTGCTTCTCAGCGTTTGGTAATGGCATCCTAGACACCATCACAGTTTCTTTTCAGCACCAGATAGTGCCTTCTTGAACGACGCAAGAGCCGGAGCGGAGATCAGTCCATGCAAGAATAGCCTTCGCGCATCCCCGCTCATGCGCTTGATACGCTTTCTTTCTGTGGACTTCTTCACCTAATCACCTTCAGGCGTTTGTCAAGAATTGAGCTTGGTAGTTTAGATCCACGAAGATATTGTATGGCTGGAACATCGGCTGCATCTTAGAAGGATCAACCATTGGGATAGCTCCGACAACGTTTCCTTTCGCGTTTATGACGAAAGCGCCGTTCGTTTCGATCTTAGCGCCGTCGATAGAAGTGGCCATGGCCTTCACGATGGTTTGATTTTGGATTGTGTCCCCCAACGAATTGCCAGTTTGAAGATCGACTAGGGAATTGGTTGCTCCGCCTGTTGGCGTGACAACCGCGATCCTTGAGACTCCGGATTTGGTGTAGTACATCAGAGCCGCTTCACGATCTGCTGCAGTGTTATTCATTACGCGGCAAATATCTCCA